AGCCCGACCAATACCGGGGGAACGCCGAAGGCGAGCGCAATGTCGCGCGCCGCGCCTTCTTTCAGTGACACGAAATCCATGTCGGCGGGCGTCAGACTCAGCGCCTGCCACTTGAGCCCGCCCTCCAAAAGCATCGGCCGCCCGGCATTGGCAGTGCCGGAAAAGCCGATCTCTAGCTCGCTCTTCAGCCGGTCGAACTGTTCGGCGGAAAGCAGCGAACCGTCTCCCGGCTCGTAGCTCATTGCGCCGCTCGGCCGAGCGGCATTATCGAGCAGCGACTTGTTCCACCGGCTCGCCCGATTGTGCACGCTGGCCGCAGCGATCGCTGCGTCCAAGCAGCCCATTCCATAATGGTCATCGCGCGGGCTCAGAGCGCGCAGATGCGCCACCTGCACCCGACCCAGTCCGTCTGCCTTGGCGATGCGCGTCGTGTTGGATCCCACCTGGTATCGATAGCCGGTCGTCCAGCCGCGACTGTCGGTGTCGACCGTCACCCGTTCGGGGCGAAGGAACACCAGCTCCGCCGGCTTCTCCTCGGCATCGGCAAGCAGCTGCACATAGGCATTGCCGTGCAGCAGGAGCGCGGCGCCGATATTCTCCAGCAGCCCGTCCGCGCTGACCAGCTTCACGGCAGCGGGATCACCCTCGGCCGCATAGATCGGCAGCGACCCGAGCAGCCCGGACAGCAGCCGCACCGCTCGCTGCCCTACCGGATTGCGCCGGTAGACCTCGTCGAACTGAGACGAATAACTGGCCGCGAACCCTTCTCCCCCGTCCGTCCGGCTGAGCCACGCCGGCGCGAGCGACCGCGTCTGTTCCGGAGCGGATTTCCGCCCGAACCACCACAAACCCATATCAGCTCCCAAAGAAAAGGGCTCCCGAAGGAGCCCTGAAAGTCCAATTCAATCCTGGGTTATGCCATCATACCCTCAGGATATGCCGCGCCATCACGTGCCACGCCGGCTTATCCCAGAGAAAGTCGACTGCAAGGCACGCCGGCACGTAAATGGCGAGCCAGATCAAATAGCCCTCGTGCACCTTCCGGTTCCGGGCGATGTCCCAGACCAGCATCGGCGCCAGCGCCACAATGATCCAAAGGTCGGTTGCCCACGGGTTCGCCGGCAGGCTTGAAGGCAGCCAGTCCATCCGGTCGATCGACGCCGCGAGTGGCACCGCCGTTCCCAGAAACATCATCCTCTTGTGAAGGCCGGAATTGCGCCCGCGGGCCCTCAGCGCGATCGTGATGAAGATCGCGAACAGCACCCCCGCGCTGATCTGCAACAGCAAAATGTCTTCCTTGATGGAAAGCAGTTGCTGCAAGGCCGGTCGCGCGGACGCAGGAGCAGTCTGCAGCGCGTTCCATGTCTGGTAGTACATGGTCGGCGCAAGCACGATGCCGATGACGACCAGCGCCGGCACCAGAACGAATGCAGCGATGCCGACTTGTCTGTGCAACGCTTCGCGGCCGGTCGCGACCATCAGCGTCTGAGTCAGCAACAGAAGCAGGAACGATCCCATCGCCACCGCATGCATGTGCAGCACGATCGGGAACGGCGGCCGAAGCCCAGCCTGCACCGCCTGCACCTTGCCGATCGCGTCGGGGATGAAGCCCACCAGCACGACGAAGATGAACCAGGCCGCCATGAAGACGAAGATCCAGCGGTCGATGAACCCAGCGCGCGGTGTGCCCGACAGCACATCCCGACGCTCTTCGAGAAACGTTCTTCCTGCGATTGTTGCCATGGCGCAGCCCCCTTCGCCTTTGGACCAAGAGGTTGATCTATCACCTTTACGCCCTCTCCCGCACTTATCCTTTGGTAGTAGTCACAGCCTCCGCACCCGCGGCACTCCTGACCGCGTCTCGATCAAATCCGTCATCGCCCAAACCATTGCGTCGGCCCGATCCGGCGAGCGCCCCGGTCCTTCGTAACCGCCGCCAGCGACCAGCCCCGCCATCTGCGCCTCCAGCTCGGGGAAACGCCCGCACAGGAACGCCGCGCTCTTCTCGAACTTCAAAGCCACCGGCTCGGCGCGGATCGCCTTCCGGTCGCGCGCATGGACCAGGTTCACCCGCAAGCCACTGTCCGCGGCCAGGAGCACGCTCTTCACCATTGCTCCGCCATTGTTCGCTTCGGCCACCACTCGGGCCGCGCCCCATCGCGCCGCCGCAACCGCGACCCGGTTCGCCCAGCCTTCGGGCGAAAGCCCTTGGACGCTCATGTCGTCGAGCACGTACAGCGAATCTCCGCGCCGTCCGCACACCACGATCCCGCAGGCGTCAACGCCCTCGCCCACCCCCGCCGGCGGATCGACCCCGACGACGATCCGCTCGCAGATGGGTGCGGTGGCCCGCACCTTCGCAATCCCCTCGGCCGTCCACAGCGCGCCCTCGATCTGCTCGATCAGCTCGCCGTCCATCTCCTGCCGGCCGATGCGGGTCCCGCCGTAGGTCGCGATCATCGCCTCGACGAACTTCTCATCGAGGTTGATGTTCTCGTCCGTCCGCCCGGTGGTCGTCACCGTCAGCCTGTCGTCACGGATTCGCGACAGCACCTCAATCGGCCTCGGAGTCGTCGTCACCAGCACCCGCGGCCGCGGTCCGCGCCTCAGGCCGAACTGCAAATTCGTCCACGCCTCGTCCGCTTGCCGCCACTTGGCGAGCTCATCGGCCCAGGCGAAATCATGTTCGGGGCCGCGCAGACCGTCGGCATTGTCGCCCGAAAATATCTGCGCCGCGCTTCCGTTGCGCCAGGTCAGCCGCCCCAGGCTTGGCTCCCACTCCACCTTGCTTTTGTTGCGAGACGCCACGGCGAGCACCCCGCTAACCCCCTCGACCATCACCCGCCGGGCTTCGTCGATATTCGCTCCAACCAGCGCGATGCGGACACCCGGCCGGCTTCGCGCCAGCCGCTCGATCCATTCCGCCCCGGCTCTCGTCTTCCCGAACCCGCGTCCCGCCATCATCAGCCAGTTGCGCCAGCCATTCTCCGCCGGCGGCAGCTGGTTCTCATCCGCCCAGCTTTCGAAATCCGCGTCGAGCGCCAACAGGTCCGCCGCCGTCATGCTCCAGATGATCCGGCGCTGCTCCTCCGGCGATTTGCTTAACAGCGCAGCGATCAACTCGCGCGCCGATCTGAACTTCACTGGTCACTCTTCCGATCCTGCTTTTTCTTGAGGCGCTGAAGCTTGTTGAATAGCCGCTCGCGAACCTCCTCGATGTCGGTTGCTTCGGGTTCGCTCATCACCTCGGAGGCAGTGTCTCGGTGCAGCCGCAGCAAAGTCAGCGCGACCGCGTTCGGATATTCGCGGACTCGCTCTTCCGATCCATCCTTCCGCGTGACGATCTTCTCGCTTCCGTTCAGCGCCCGGTCGAGCAGCGCCAGTTCCAGCCGCTGGTACCCCGCCGCAACCGCTTCCCTGCAGCTGGCGCGAAATGCGGCATTGGTCTTTCGCCGCTTCCAGGCGCTTCCCGTGGAAACTCCAGCCGCCGCAGCCGCGGCCGTGAAGTTGCACGTCTCGGCGAGCGCGTTGACGTAGGCCTCTTCCTTGGCCCGGCTCCAGTCGCGCTTGCTTGGTGCGCGCATCTTCGGCCTGGCGCCCCCACCGAGCACCAGCTTCGCTGCTTTGCGACCCATTCATAATTTCCCGAAAATCAAATCGGGCCGGAAGCCCCTTGGCCCCGACCCGACTCGCAATTCTTCACTGTTCCTGTCATGTACCTAAACAGCGTCACGCTGTCAAGCACATTTTTCCAAATAGGTTCAAATGCCGATCAATTCACGCCCAATCAGCATGCGGCGGATCTCGTTCGTGCCCGCCCCAATGTCGAGCAATTTGGCGTCGCGGTAATAGCGCTCGACGGGCCAGTCCTTGGTGTAGCCGGCGCCGCCAAGCGCCTGCACCGCCTCTCCCGCCACGCGCACGGCATTCTCGCTCGCAAGCAGGATCGCGCCCGCCGCATCGAACCGCGTCGTCTGTCCAGAGTCACAGGCCTTCGCCACTTGGTACACGTACGCCCGCGCAGAATTGAGCGCGACATACATGTCCGCCACTTTCGCCTGCATCAGCTCGAAGCTGCCGATCGGGACGCCGAACTGCTTCCTCTCGCGCACATACGGCAGGACCACGTCTAGGCACGCCTGCATGATCCCGAGCTGGATGCCCGCCAGCACCGTCCGCTCATAGTCGAGCCCGCTCATCAGCACTTTGACGCCGCCATTCTCCGGCCCCATCAGTGCATCGGCGGGAACGAAGCAGTCGTCGAACACCAGCTCGTTCGTCGGTGAGCCTCGCATCCCGAGCTTGTGGATTGTCTGCCCGACCGAGAAACCTTGCGTGCCCTTCTCAACGATGAAGGTCGAAA